TGACGAACGACAGTAATTGGAAGAATTACTGATTATCTCAAGTAGATAACGTGTTGATATACTTGATAATTCTCTAATAAAGAATTATATATAAATTCTTGAGTTTTATGTTATAATAATTAGGGTTTTAATTTTAATTGATATAAATGTTTTAATTATTGGATATTCTGTTTTTACATTAAACTATTAGGATTATTTAAATATAATTAAATTAGGAGTGGTGACCTAATGTACTAACATAGTTTAACATATTTGATCGTCGCACTAGTACTACATTTACTCCAAAACTATGAAAGTTAATAAATACATATATGTCAGGCTTTAAGTTTATTATTGGTTTTGATTGTGTTACCTATTTTGCTCCAAATACTACTGACTCAGAGCGAGCAGCGATGAGAAATGATTTTATATTAAATGAATTTAAACGTTTATACCCATTGATTAGTTTTGATAGTAATGATAGTGTTTTAAAGTTCCTATCTGTTGATAAAGCTGCTAGGTCTCTTTATAAAAGTATTAACTCTGAGTTCCATTCTCTTTTACAATTAGAGTCTGCATATTCATTAGAGGGATTAACTTCGGAACAAAGAGATTTAGTTATTTCACAAGTTATCATAGCAAAGAAGGCAGCTTCTGATTGTGGTACTAAGATAAAGCTTATTGCCGATAAAGCACGTAACGACATTAGTGATACTATTAAGACCCGTGATGGAGTATTTAGTAAATTAAGTCCTTTAACCTTAGTATCATTGGTGACTATTGAAAATTTGCCTTATCATATGAAGTCGAAGTACTTATCAATTACAGATAAAGCTTTAGCAAAGACTGAAGCGAATAAAATAATTGCTGAATATAAGAGGGAATTAATAAAGGGTATAATAAATAATAATGGGCACTTTCCAGATGGTAAGAATCCTTTGCAATAGAGGTTCCAGATATAGTTAGGTGTGATGAAGTATTAAGAAAGAGTATTAGATTTGTAGAAATGTGGGGGGAAGTTAGAGACTTCTTATATCATGGTGGAAAACCATACTTTTCCCCAACATTATTAAAGAATTGTAGCGATGATAAAAGGGCTAATATGATTGATAAACTAGTTAAAGTTGGGTTAAATAAGGAGTTTTTACAAGGTTTAAATAAACGAGATATAAATAGAGAATATCACAGTATTTTTGGTAGTAGAAAAATTCGTCATTATAAACCGACATTAACTCCAATACCTCCATTTTACTTAGAGAATAAAGAATTAAAGAATTGGCCCCATCGCACCACACCTGTAGTTGAACAAGGTAAAGTTACTTATAGTATAAGAGTTATAAATCGACGTGGAGTTAGTTTTATTGTAAAATCTAAAGCTACCTTTAGAGGTAAAGATATGATACCTCAATATAAATATGAAAGAACATTTATACCATTAAGTTTTAACATTATAAATAGACAATTTTCTAGTTTCACGTCATATAAGATCAATAAAATATTACCTCATATTCGTGAAGTTTTACCAATAAAGCCATCTAGAACTGCTAAATTCATAGGGTTTACACCCTTTGTCATAGGTAATAGACCTCAAAAAGTAACTCCACCAACTAAGGATACTATGGATTTTCTTAATGATCCTGACATTATAAAAAGGTTTCCAGAACTAAGTAATTTACAAACCAATTATGCTGTGGAGATATCATGGATATCACAATTAAAAGAATTCCAGGCATTATGTGATCCTAATGTTCATGGTGAAAAGTATACATCTTTAGATTTAATTAATTCTGTTTCTCATAATCTACATAGGATTTTTCTACCAAAGTTACCTAAACCTGATCCTACTAACTGTCTTTATGTTCGTACTAATAGTGATGCTTATGCTGGAAAATTATCGGAAATTTATTTTGAAAGGAGTAATCATGGTTATGTAGATAAGTATATTAAACCAATTGCTGTTGAGTTTAATGAGAAAATTATGACTGAGTTAGTCCCTGATAAAAGTATTTGGACTATAGGTGGTAGAGTAAGATTTATGAGTGATGCTAAGATTGATAGTGACTTAAGATGTAGGGTGTTAATAATGCCTGAAGGAGTTAATAAAATAGTTGGTTTAAATACCATAGAGAGTTTCTATGATCAATTAGTTAAAGTTCAAAAGTTTTATCCTAATAATGAGATTTGTCTTGGGACATCTTTCCTTGAGGGAAACTTCTTTAAATTTGATGATGAGAATAGACAATTTGACAATGTTTTAGAGGCCGATTTAAAGCGTTATGATCAATCTGCTACTGAGGAACAAATTGTCGCAGCATTTTCAATATTACGTTCTTGTTATCCTGATGGTGATGATGTTGATTTACTCTTTTTACATCATTGTGCTGCTTTTCTTTTTAAGAATATTGTTATTCCTGGTGGTTTTATTTATAGAGTGTCAAAAGGGATTGCTACTGGATCTCCTTTTACATCAGCTATAGGGTCTATATTAAATTGGATAAATTGGAGTAGAGTAAGTGATGAGTTAGGAATTACACATAGATTAATTCGTGTATATGGTGATGACACGTTAGTTTTCTTTAATGGTTTTTTACACCTTCCCCATGATCACTTAACTCACTTAGTGAGAGCTTTAACTGGATTCACTACAGATCCATTAATCATTAAAAGGGTTAATGATCCACCTAACATCGAGAGAGCCTATGTATTTTTAAAGACTTATAGTTTTTATGGTTTTCCTGCTAAACATACTGATGATACTTTATTAAGAGTGTTATACCCTGAATTTAGAACTAAAGATAGAATGGAAAGGGTATCCAATATTAGTTCAGTATTTTATGTATCGCCTTTTAATGATAGGGCTATTGAAATTGTTAATGCGTTTCTTGAGTTTTTATTAAAGAAAGTATTATTGACCTATAAAAATGACCTCCCAGTCATTAAGTATGATGAGCTTATGAGAAAAGATGAGTTTAATCATCAAAGACAAGAGGGGGCATTGCTACATTTAAATGAAAGTATTTTTTATCAGAGATCTAATGTAGTCCATATTTGGGAATTAAGGAAGAAAATAAAAAGTAGTTCGGGTAGATGTGAGAATTTTAAACCTATAGATAGAAGCATTTTAAGTGAAAGTTATGGTCAATGTAGTAATCATTACAGGGTTAACTATGATTTTTATAAGAATTGTATTAAAGGTAAAAAATTTAATAAAACTAAAAGTACTCCAATATCACGCAATACTTACAATAAAATATTTTTTAATTCTACTTATGGAGACACATCAACTGACAAATTAGGAAGTAATTTATGTGATGGTTTAAAAGTGATATAATACTAAAGTGAATTATATGTATAATTAATATACTAATACTAATATGGTGAAATATCA